ACAAAAACTACTATAAATAGCTTTAACAGAGCCGTTTATTTGTATTTTTATTTTCATTTAATCCCCCCTATCAAAAAAATAGCTTTATTTTTGGTTAAACGACCCCAACCGGTCTGGGGTAAATTTGGAAATAGACCAAATTATTTTAGACCCGGGGGTAAAGTAGTAGCATTCAAAGATATTGCGTTGCTCTCTGTCGTCAATCTTATTAAGAGCTGACATAATCAGATTGGATTGATAAGGCTGTGACTTATGTCTCATGATGATAGCTAAGATATCCCTGAGCTTTAACCATTGCTCATGACTTAATCCCAAGTAGTTCGCCTTTGGTTTCTTGATATACATTGCTTCCTCCGTGATATAATAGACATATCGAAAGGAGTACTCTCTGCTGAAAGGCTCATGTCATTCAATCCTAACGCCTTAATCAAACGCTCAATACTATCAGCCAGTAAGTCCGCAAAGACTTGTACGTCATTGCCTGTGGTTTCATGAGGTGCAAAGGTCAGCTCTTGAATTTCCTCAATGATTGATTTTACTGTTTCTTGTGGCTCATACTCTTGCGGTTCTGTCAGTTCGTCCACAGATAAGCCCAAAACTTCAGTAAGGTTGATGAGGTTCTCATGCAATCCTTTCGCTAAGTCTTTTTGAGTAGCTGGTGTTTCGTTCGCTCCCTCAATATGAATAAGGTTAGAAGTAGGTTCTGAAAGTTCACTGGTTAGTGTAAAAAGGTTAGATAAGATTGTTTTTGTATTTTGGCTCATTTTATTTTCTCCGATTTATATTTTTAAGTCAGGTTTTGTCAGTAAATTCATTTTGTCGGACAGCGTGCTTTTTTCATGTTTTTATTTCCTCTGATAAATTCCTAGCGAGTAGGTGTTTTTGCGGTAACATAGTAACAAAGTGCTACAAATGGCTTAACCATAAGGTTAAAGCTGTTACTTCTAACAGTAACGTGTTACTGAACTACAGTTACATTATTTATTTACTACCTCAAATCCGGCTAATATAGCACCAGCAACTAAGCCTGACATGATTTCTTTGTCTGTCAGTCGTTGCTTTTCTGCTTCATCAAGAACTTTTCCAAGTTCTTCAATTTCTTTATCATTCATAATATAATCCTCCAAACAAAAACACTACAAAACACGCGCCACGTCTTCTTTGAAAGAAAAGTATATTCTTTTAGCTCTCTTGATAGGTATGTCTATGCCTGCACTCTCTAACTCCATAGCGACACGATACCACGTAAAACCGTTATACCCTTTATATTTTAACTCTATGATTCTTTTTTCTGATATTGTTAAAGTATTGTATAAAGCTCCTAAAAGTTCAAGTGTTCGCCTTAATCCTATCAGCTCTTTATCCTCTTCCATGCGCTCCTTGTCTAATGTGTTCCCCTCTGGCTCCGCTGTGCCTTTATAAGCTGTTCTAATACCTAGGTTGTCCTGTTTTACCCTGTATATATAACGGCTCTCAATTGCTTTTATTTTGGCTTGTGTGCGCCCGTTAATATAATCGCTTATGATTCTATCTGTTTTATCTTTCACGCTTCCCCCTCTCTGCTTGCTAAGTTTCTAAGTTCTTCCTCTGTTAGATTTTCAAAAGGGTTGCTAACTTTTAAATTCCCTTTGATATTAATGTCTTGGGCAAGCGGGTAACGTTTTAAGATTTCAGCACTCGCCCTAATGACTTGATTAGTGTCAGGGTGTTTGTCTATGACGTCGCCCTCTGCTGTTATCACTTGCTCGGTATGCTCTCCGCGGACTATCTTAGTCAATATGGTCAAGGTTTCCTCTGCGGTTGCTATGGCATTGTTTGAAATGTCTTTTAACTTGCTATCAATGTATTTTTTAATCTGAGGTTTTCTGAGGTTTTCAGCACCGATTTTGTATGCTGTTTTCTTACTATACCCTGCATTAATAGCCGACTGCGTTGCGTTTCCTGTTTTTATATATTCGTCGCAAAATTTCTGTTGTTTTGGTGTCATTGTTTTGCCTCGTTTCTGTTTATACGTCCTTTTGATTATAACAAAGTAAAAAGACAAGTTTTATAAGTTTTATATTTCCACATAACGTTAAAAAAGCCCAGTCATTGACTAGGCTCTTTTTGTTTATTCTTCTAACTCAAAGCCGATGAGTTCCGCGATATTATCCAGCATGTTGATATTCATATCTGCCACGTCTTTGGCTGTGATGATTGTGCCGTTTGTGAACCGTGGTACTTCGTTGATATCTTCTTTAAACATTGAATGATTGAGCGCGTGCAAGTCTTGTAACTGTGCTTTGAGTGCCAGCTCTTGCGGTTTATTCTCGCTCTCTGATGAAAGGCTTATTTCATTTAATCCTAACGCCTTAATCAAACGCTCAATACTATCAGTAAGTAAGTCCGCAAAGACTTGTACGTCATTGCCTGTGGTTTCATTAGGTGCAAAGGTCAGCTCTTGAATTTCCTCAATGATTGATTTTACTGTTTCCTGCGGTTCGTGTTCCTGCGGTTCTGTGTCGCTTTCGTTTGCATAGATTTCAATAGCTTCAAAATCCTTTTTGATGTTTTTTAATGCTTCTTGACTTGCTTGCTCGTCAATGCTATCGCTGTATTTTTCAATCAATAGCGCTTTAGCTTTGTTCAAGTGTTCTTTGATTTCGTTTGTCATTTTATTTTCTCCGATTTTTCTATGTAGTAATTTGTAGTATTTTTTTATGTCAACAATTCAATTTGTTGGACATCGTACTTTTTTCATGTTTTTGTTTTCCTGTGATAATTTCTAGCTAGTAAGTGTTTTGACGGTAACAGAGTAACAAAGTGTTATAAATGGCTTAACCACGCGCCTTAAGTTGTTACTTCTAACGGTAACGTGTTACCGTAGTTCAGTAACAAAATTTACTTTTTCTTTCGCTGGTATCCTTTGGATAATCGTTTTTGTTTGTCATCGTCCCAATGAAACTGCCGTCTAAAAAGTTCGTACTCCTCGGCACGGCGTAAGTCAATGGCTCTATTAAAGCCTGCTGTATGCGGTCTTTGCGTTGTTTTTATCCATTTTTTTTTGATATGGTCAGGTAGTTTGTTCTCAAACTCTCGCTTAGTAAATGGCTTAATTCCCTCATCTTCACACCATGCACGATATAAGGCACTTAGAAAGGTAGTTGGTAGAAAATCACTGACAAACTCCTCAAACATATCATTCACAAACGCCAGCACGTTATCATTAGAAATTTTGAAGTCATCTAATAGCCCTTGTGTGGCTTTGGGTTCGTCAAACTTCTCAAAGTTGAGGGATAACGCAATTTTAAGCACGTACTCTAAAACGTCTTTGCGTTTAATATAATCATCTTTGATTTTCCAGTTGTCATTATCTGCGGTAAAAGACTTTTCAAAAGGCACGATGAGCAAACGTCTATAAGTTCCGTTGGACTTGTTTCTGAATTTTGGTAAAAAGTTAGTAGATTGAATAACCAGCTTGTTAAATACTGCTAAGGTTGGTTGTTTCCCTTTCGCTTCAATCGGTACTGGGTCGCCAGTAACCACGCTGAAATAGTTCCCTGCGTTGTCTAAGTAACTAACTTGGCTATCGTCTCCAATAATGCAAGTTTTTCCCACGACTTGAGAAAGGGCGAACCGTTCCGCAAACTGTTCAGCTTTGACACTTGCGACGTTCTCGCGTCCGATTAAGTTTATGATGAGGCTCTGAAATGTACCTTTGCCGTCATTCCCTTTACCGACTAGCCACGCGCCTTTTCGATAGGAGTAATTGCCGTTGGTACTTGCTGAAATAATCTGCCACAATAATTTTACTAGCTCTTTATCTCCACTCATTAAATCAAGTAACCATTCGTCTATATTCCAGCCGTTAATATTAGGCGCTTTGGCTTTTGCGTTGTACTTGGTCGCAATCGTTGAAGTAAAGATATAACTAGGGTTAAACGGCTCTAATTGTTGCGTTCTCTTGTTGAAAATACCGTTCGCCACTGGGATAAGATGAGGCTCGGCCGTTTGTTGCTTAACCTCTGCTAAAGTTTCAAGTTTGAATAAGACTTCTTTTGACCGTGCTTGACTATAAGACGGTTCTAGCCAGTAAATGAGCCGATGAAAGAAATTCTCATTCGTTTCATATATTCCTAACTCGTGATTGTAAACTCCTAAAAGTCCGCTTTGGTTGTCTAATTTGATGACTTTGAGCGTTTTATATATTATTCTCGCCGTATCTAAAGGGCTTAATGTTTTCTGTGTCTTTCCGTCCTCTTTTGGTGTGCTTAAAAATAAGTTACGGTGTTCAAAGAATAGTTTTCTAACAGATCTAAGCGTTTGAGTGTTTGCTTTGATATAATCAGGGCTATTTATGATTTCTTTTTCTTGTTCTAGCCAGTCTTTTAAGTTTTCTTGATAACCTGCGATATTGATGACTTTTTTGCCGTCTTCGCCATAATCTGTGAAGTCCTCTATTTTAGGCTTAGGGCTTCTTATATTGCTTTGTGGTGTTTCTGCCACAAGTTTTTCTAATTGGTCTGTCATGACTTCCTTTCTATTTCATCTTGAATACACTTTTCCAAATGGTCGCCAGCTCGTCATCAGGTAAGGGCGGACTGGTTCGATTGTTAAAGGTTCGCAATAAGTCCATACAGCTATTATTATCAATACCGATTTTTCGCCAGTAGTGAAGAATACGGTTCGTGTCGTTGTTTCGGTTGCCTTTTCGTGCGCCTTGGTTGAATAGCTCCCACATTTCAGCGCCATAAGTTCGGCTACTTGTGCCAGTTGTTGCGCGTGCCTGCGGTCGTTGTATCATTTCAAGTAACCAGTCAGGGCAATCGCAAAGACTATCGAAAGTTAAGGGCTTATTGGTTTCGGTATCATTCAAAGGGATATAATCGCCGTCTGTGCGTTTGCTTGGGTAGATTGGTGTGAAGTGTGTCTTTATCTCCACGCCGTCCGCTAGTTCGCTGACAATTGGCTGACTGAATAGCTCTTTGGGAACTTTGAAGAAAACATGCAAGCCGTTGCCTGTGGGTGTCTTTTCAACATAGGTACTTAATATTTCGCCCTCGCTGTGTTCATTCCACAAGCGACTAAATACAGCTCTGCCATTCTGTCCGTTTTGGTGCTGGTCTAAGTCAATACAAATCAAACCGCTATTTCTAAGATTAATCATGATGTTGCGGTTCGGTATTTCATCAAACCACGCGCTTACTGTGATTTCGTCAAGTGTTCCGCTTGAAGTCCCGCGGATAACAGCCCTCTCACTTTTTCCAGCGGGATAACCAGCGATAACAGAAAAACCGCGATTAATACAGTTTAAGGCTTGTTCTTTTGGTGTCAATGGTCAACCTCCTTAAAAAGTTGGTCAATCCAATCAAGTTCTGCAAGCGTATAGCCATTGACTGCATTATTAATCGCTATGCCTGTGCGTTGTTTCTTGATAATGCCAGCTCTGCGCTCGTCTTCATTAGTTGGGATAAAATAGCCGTTATCGATCGAACCAATGGCGCAACCTTGCTTATGGAGGTACTCAATTCTGCTCTGAAGCGTTCTAAAATCAATATCAAGTGTTTGTGCCAACATTCTACCTTTAACAGCTCGGTCAATTCCTCGATGTTCAGCAAGAAATTTAATAATGTTTTGGTCTAATATCTGTAAGTCAGTTAGTTTCATAGCTTCCCCTCCGCTTCGTCATAAGTTCCCCATATAGAAATAATGGTCTTGATAAAATTCTCTATGTCAGTGTTTTGTTTTGCGTCTGCAACTAACACATTAAGTAAGATATTGACAGCTTCAAGGTTTGAGATGTCATCAAACTGCGGTGTTACTGCGAGTAAATCGTCATCTTTAAATAAGGCTTCAATTGTAATATTTTTTATTTCAATATCTGGTTGAGCTTTCAGCATTTTATACATGTCTTCATGAGTTAAATCAAGGTTATTAATTTCTTGTTTTTCTTCATCACTTAAGTTTCTTAATGTCATTTTTTAGTTTCCTTTATTTGTACTTTCATGCCAGCCAGTTGCTTACCTAAAATCGGTACTGATTGCGTGCATAAGTTGCTTTTTACTCCGCTGGGTAAGTTTATGCCTGTACTAGCTTCAAACTGCTGTATTAAGTCATATTTAACCGCTCTTGCATTGTGAATCATCTTAAATGGGTATTTGCCTATCGGTCTAAAACTATTCCGTCCGTGCCGTTTTATAGCCGTGTAGCCTTGGTGGTGTTCTATCATTTCGCTACCTCATCAAATAAGCTGATTTCTCCGCCCTCTCTCTCGCCCTCAAAGCGGACACCGTGCTTATATTTACGAACTTTAAAAGAATAATCAACTGTGCCTGTGTTTGCGTTTAACGGGTCTAATTTTTCAATCTGCTTGTCTGTAAGTTCTGTGTGATAGGCTTTTAAGTTTTGCATGCCTAAGCTATCAATGCCAGCCACATAGGGGCAAATTTTAACAATATTTTGCATTTTTTATTAATCCTTTTACTTTGCCTTGCCTGACAAGTTGCTAAGTATCTATGATGATGAACTTACATATATCATCAATCAAATAGTAAATAAGTGAAGTTTTATATCGTGGCTTATAGCGTTTCAATCCGTGCTTTTCCCAATTATCAAGCGTGCCGTCTGATATATCTAAGTCTTCCATGACACGCTTTTTAGAGATATAAGGTAATACTCGCTTTTCATTTCTGATTTTGAGTTGTGTGGCAAGATGTTCATTAAATAAATGAATGACTTCATCAACTAAGCCACGCGCCACAAGGTTTATTAAAGTGTCTTCATTCACGGCTTACCTCCTTACTTATCCCAAGAAGTCCAGTTTTTCTTTTCCTCTGCCATTCCTGCCTCGTACATTCTACGAGTTACGAGTGAATTAAATTCACGGCTTTGTCTTGCCACGCTTCCGCCTGATATATCTTTTATCGCCTGATTTTTTACAGTGTTATAGAGGTGCCAATAATTTTCAAATTCTTCGGTTTCTTTTTCTAGCCATTTTGTAGGTTTGTGCGCTTTTTTACCGCGATTAAATCCCACACTATAAGCGGTCATTAATGCTTGATAGATATCGTATTTTTCCAATTTTAAGCCGTCTTGTTCTTCTAGACAGTTAAGAGAGGAAAACAAATCCTCAAACAATGGATTAAATTCTATATAATTGCAATCTTTTGCGACTGCCTGCTCGATTTCTGCGCGTACATTCAATTTTTGGTCTATTGTTGTCATTTTCTTACCCCTTAATCATCTCTACTTGAATTTCATTTTCTAAAGTTGTGAAAGTTACTACTGTTTGACCGTCAAACAATCTATAAACGTACTCATTAAGCTGTATAAAATGCCTTGCTTTGGCTTTTAATAAGTCCATGAGTTCAAAGGCGATTGAATCATCAAGGATATAAGTTTCTTTGTTTATTGGTTTATTCATTATGTTTTTATTCTCCAATTTGTTATAATTAGAGATAGAAAGCGCGTGATTTTTCACGGTTTGCTTCTCTAATTTTGATAAAAAGCTGTCATCGGTCGCCAAACTTTCAGACGGCTTTTTTTGTTTTGGTTTTAATTTGTTGGACGTCCGCCAATTGAGCCTATGATAGGTTTTGTCATTTCAAATGACAATATCCCTGTTTAGCAATTTTCAGCAATAGCGGAAACAACGGCATTAAAAACCTTATTTTTAACGTTCTGTGGTTCGTTGTCTTTAGTGATTGACTTCGCTGTGCTTTCGCTTACTCCGATATACTTAGCAAGGTCTTTTTTATTTAGCAACTTATCAGCCTGAACTCGTCGTAAGGCTTTTTTCATTTCTGGGGTTAGTAGTGGCATTTTTTTACCTCTTTTCTTTTTTATTTTAATGTTATTTAGGGCTTTAAGTGTTAAATGTTTGCGATAAAACACTTTTTAAAGTACAATGTAAGCATAATTAAAAAAGCAATAAACAACTTCATAAACTTGCTGGGGGGCTATTAAAGTATATCTTTGCTTTTTTGTTTAATAACTTAACTGAAAACTATTGTACCTTTAAAAGTGCTATTTGTCAACATAAAACACTTTTAAAGGTGCTTTAGGCGCGAGAAACCCTAAAATGACTGTGTTTGATAGAATAAAAGAACTTGCCGATTCTAAAAAAGTTTCTTTAAAAAAAGTATCTTCTGATTTGAATTTTGGCGAAAATTACATTTACAATTTAAGATATTCAAAAACTCCTAATGCTGATAAACTTGCACTAATCGCCGACTATTTCAATGTATCAGTTGACTATCTGCTGGGACGTGATGAAGCTAAGCCAATCAATGAGCCGATTGACTTGGCGGAAGTCGCAAACTCTGACGATGACGCTATTTTTGATAGCATTCTAAGCGCTGGCGGTCGTCCTTTGACCGAAAAAGACAAAGCTATGATTAAGTTAGTTTTTGCTGACCGTTGGGAAGAACTCCAACAAAAAGCCAAAGACTTGAAAGATAGTGAAAAATGAGGGCGTTAAATGAAACAAGAAGAATTGACCGCTCTTATAGTAATTAAGATTGAAAACTTAAGCATAGATTATAGAATGTTTGAATATGATAATCAAAGGGCATGGATAGATACAAGGCTTTGCATTGGTGGTTATAATCCGAACACTGCCACACCCTTTGACCATGCTCACGAGTACATTCATGCTTATTACAAAGATGATAGACGACTAGGCGAGTGCGACACGTTAAGCCCTGCGGAAAAGAGAGCCAACAAAGAAGCTATTTTAATGCTTTGGGATTGGTTCATACAAAATGGCGGTAACTTTGATGATATAACACAGTTCTGTGAAATAACTGGTTGCCACTATGACGACACTAAACGACTAATAACATCAATGTGCTGTGATATGAGTAATAAGAGTTTTAGAGAGTGCGCCATTGATTACATCAGCCGTTTCGACATCATCACGCGCGACACGTTAAATATATACAACTTCTTAGACTTTTACAGCTATCATCACAACGCTTATGACGAGGCTCGTGCGTTGCTGTATGAGCTGTGCTGGTTTGAGTTGGTAGGTTAAAAAAGGAGAAAACATGAAACTATCGGACTACTTAAAGAGTATTGACCACTTAGATGAAAAAATGGAAAAGGCTGTAATTATAGCTGGGTATGAGAAAATGTTTGGAGAACGCTACAAACTACCACAAGAACAGTTTGCTGACCTTATGGAATTACCTTTGCCAAAATTAAGAAGAGTTATTCATGAAATGAAAAAAGCAATAGATTAGAACTTTAATAGTGCTAAAGTCTATATAGCTGGTTTAGAAAAGAATTTGTGTTTATTCTTCCAGTATTGTTTCTAATCNCATCAGCCGTTTCGACATCATCACGCGCGACACGTTAAATATATACAACTTCTTAGACTTTTTACAGCTATCATCACAACGCTTATGACGAGGCTCGTGCGTTGCTGTATGAGCTGTGCTGGTTTGAGTTGGTAGGTTAAAAAAGGAGAAAACATGAAACTATCGGACTACTTAAAGAGTATTGACCACTTAGATAGAAAAAATGGAAAAGGCTGTAATTATAGCTGGGTATGAGAAAATGTTTGGAGAACGCTACAAACTACCACAAGAACAGTTTGCTGACCTTATGGAATTACCTTTGCCAAAATTAAGAAGAGTTATTCATGAAATGAAAAAAGCAATAGATTAGAACTTTAATAGTGCTAAAGTCTATATAGCTGGTTTAGAAAAGAATTTGTGTTTATTCTTCCAGTATTGTTTCTAATCATTGGAATACTTTTTTCAAAAAAAGGAATAATTAAGCAGTTCTATACTGGTACTCCTGCTATTTTTATAAAGTCGATCGGGTTGATTGTTCTATTATTGGTACTATTCTCTAGCATATACCTTTATTATTCCTACTTTTCAATGATATAAAAACACAAATAACAATAAATACAATGACGTACCAAGTCAATTTCTGCCAACATTTGCCAACAATTAAACAAGTGTTTTTGTGGTTGTCATTTGGTTGCGGAATGGTTGACAGTTTGATGATTTCCCCACTTATGGGGAATAACTACATGTAGATTTTGTATGTTGTTCATACCCTACGTGATGTCGGTATAGCTTTCTGCCACAAGTGGCAAAAACGAAAATTTCGTTGTTGTTATTAAGGGGGTCGTGATTCGCGACTTGCTAGGGAGGAACGAATCGGAACCCCCTTTTTTAGGGTCTCCAAAATCTCACTATATTATACAGAAAGAAGTTATATTATTTTATGGAAGTAAAATATAAAAACAAATCAGTCGAAGTATGGGAAATTAGTAAAACAAATGAACAACCTGATTGGGTTAAGCAAGCGTTTAAAGAGAATTATCTTTCTTGGTATGATGATAGATTAAAAATCCTTTTAACTGGTATAAATCCAACAGCTAAAAGAAATATTAAATTGGGAATAATGAACGGTATTTTGAGCCTTGGACAAGGCTTTGGTGGAACTTATGCAATGGGAAATATAGGCGATTTTTTAGATATAACAAACGGTAGGGTAATTTCTAAAAATATTTTATTAAACACTACTACATTAAAATAGATGATGAGTAAAGTTTATTGGTTTCACTTTTTTCGGAAACCAATAATTGGAAAATTTTTCAGGAACAAATCAAAGATCAAAAAAGGATAGAAGAACAAGAAAAACCAAGAAAATGGTGGGGACTATGGCGAAAATAGATGATTCAGTTAAAAAGAAAGTTCCAGAATTAAGGTTTCCGGGATTTACGGATGATTGGGAAGAGCGTAAGTTAGGAAGCTTAACAACAGTTGTGCGTGGAGCAAGCCCTAGACCAATTCAGGATCCAAAATGGTTCGATAAAGAAAGTGATATTGGTTGGTTACGAATTGCTGATGTTACAGAACAAAATGGTAGAATATATCATCTTGAACAACATATATCCAAATTAGGACAGGAAAAAACTCGGGTTTTAACTGAACCTCACTTATTGTTAAGTATAGCTGCAACTGTTGGAAAACCAGTAGTAAACTATGTTAAAACAGGTGTCCATGATGGCTTTTTAATATTTTTAAACCCTACTTTTGAAAGAGAGTTTATGTTCCAGTGGCTTGAAATGTTTAGGCCAAAGTGGCAAAAATATGGACAACCTGGGAGTCAGGTAAACTTAAATTCTGAGCTAGTCCGAAATCAGGAAATAGTTTTACCAAATTATAAAGAACAACAAAAAATCGGCTCGTTCTTCAAACAACTCGATAACACTATCACTCTTCATCAGCGTAAGTTGGATTTACTCAAGGAACAGAAAAAGGCTACTTGCAAAAGATGTTCCCTAAAAATGGTGCCAAAGTTCCT